GAAGAGGTCCACACTAAGTTTATTAGCGTGGCTTCTGTGCTCTGGGGTCCTATGGTTAGTTCAATCGAACTTACCAGTTGTATTCCAAAGCACGGTCCCGGCGCGACCGCTGAGCACTTCCATGGAAATGCGAAGTACTCTTGGTCTAGCTGGTACGATCGTCTGGAGCCTTATTTCCCTCTTATCGATAACGGCTATCCTATTGGGATTCCGTGCGATAGTGAGGAGCTCCAAATGGTATCGATCGTTTCAGAGGCCCTGGAACTACCCGTTAGGGTGGTCTCAGTACCTAAAACACTTAAAGGACCACGGATCATCGCTATAGAGCCATGCTGTTTACAATATACTCAGCATGGAATTCAAGATGCCCTATGTCGGGCTATTGAAAGAAACTGGCTGACAGCTGGTCATGTAAACTTTACAGACCAGTCTATCAATCAGAAGCTCGCGATGACGTCGTCGAAATCGGGTCGATTAGCAACGATTGACCTTTCTGATGCAAGTGACCGGGTTCCCCATGATCTTGCAATGGAGATGTTCCGTTCAAATCCCTACATCAGGGATGCGATCGAAGCATGTCGTTCGACGCATGCACAACTTCCAGATGGCCAAATTCTTGGTCCATTGAAGAAGTTTGCATCTATGGGTTCTGCTCTGTGTTTTCCAGTGGAGGCCATGTATTTCTACACTATATGTGTAGTGGCTTTACTGGAAGAACATAACCTTCCTGTGACACCAGAGAACTGTTTTAAAGTTTCTCGTGATGTCCACGTCTATGGGGACGATATAATTGTCCCTTCGACGTATGCGGTTTCTGTTCTCGATTACCTGCGAAAATACAATTGCAAGGTAAACACCGATAAGACTTTCTTAACTGGTAAGTTTCGAGAGTCATGCGGTGAGGATTGCTACGATGGTAAGTCAGTTACACCGACTTATGTCACACAGCAAATCCCTAAGAACAGGCGACAGGCGAAACAACTAATTTCTTGGACAGCCTCCGCTAATTCCTTCTACTTGAAGGGTTATTGGAGAACTGCCTCGTTCATGTTTAAAACCATTGAACGAATACTAGGGCCTTTGCCCTATGTATCAGACCGT